AGATGCCGTGACCAGCCTGGGGGTAGGTGGAAGTGCAGTTCACCGCTGATGTTGCATAGGCGTCAAGCGCCTGAAAGCGGGCCATCACACCTTCTACAACTGGTCGGAAGCGGAAATCAGCGCGTCAACGAAACGCCTGTCGCTGATCGCTATAACGAGAGCAACGACAACGACGACCGCAGCGGCGTCGAGAGGTTCCTCAAGGCAGAGTGATGACGGATCAGGTAGCAGACGACGCGATTTTCGGGCTCGATACGCCTCTCGACAAGTGCCACGACATCATGCTGGCACTCGGAGCGAAGCTGGTCGAGCCCGAGCGTTGGCTGATGGGGAGCAAGTGGTTCGACTACCGCTGGCTCAACCCTGTCCACGCGACCTACCTGTTCGCTGACGCCTACCGGGACGTCTACAAGCGCATGTTCAAGGAGAACATGGACAGCGCGAAGGCGGAATACGTGAAGGGGATCAAGAGCGCCGATCCCTTCGACATGAAGCAGGCCGACCGCGACCGGGTCGGCCTGTGGAAGGCCCGTCAGATGGCCGACGGCATGGGGATGCCCTACGACGTGTTCATCGCCATCGCGATGCACTGGTCCCTGCGCAAGTGCAAGAAGGACTACCTGCCCCGACCGAGCCATCTCTACAACTTCGATCTGCTTACGGCCGTCAACGAGACCTGGGAGGACCGGCAGACTGGCATCCTCTACGTGGGCAAGGACGACCGCTTCAAGAACGAGCGCTACGCGGCCTCGCCGATCCAGGACGCGCACCACGAATGGCTCCTGAACCAGATCGGCAAGCGCTCGAATCCGGCCCGTCTGATCGCCAACCTCGTCTACACGGCCCAGATGCTGCCAGCCGAAAAGATCGTCGGGCGCTTCGGCCCCGAGGTCATGCAGCGGGCCGACGACGTTCGCTGAGAAACGCCTCGCGCGTCTCGCTATAACTGACACTCACGACAGCATGAGAGCACACCAGATGAACCACGCACGCCCTGCTCACGTCGAGCGTCGCACGATCGGCGCTCGCCCCAAGCTGACCCCGCCCAAGCCGAAGGCCTGGAACCACCAGGACGAGCTGCGCGAGCGTCGCGGCAAGCCCTTCATCCTGACCCTGACCGACGGCTCGAAGATCGAGGGCTACCTCGCCGAGGCGGATCAGTTCACGCTCAAGGTCCGTTTCGCTGACGAGAATGGTCAGTCAGTAGTGACTTTTTCCAAGCACTCGATCCGCAGCTACCAGTTCGCGGAGTAAGCCAGCATGACGGCGCACGTTGATCCCGACGAGGCCGAGACTGGCGCGACGCCCGCTGTTGCGGCTGCGCGCTACGATTTCGACATCGAGTTCCAGAACAAGATCGCCGCGATGGTGGTCCGCGACACCGGGTTCGCGAACCGCACCGACGGCCTCATCATGCCGTTCTTCTTCGAGGAGACGGCGACCGCAGTCCTCGTCAAGCTCGCGAGCGACTACTTCAAGACCTACAAGAAGGCGCCGGACAAGGTCACGCTGTTCAAGCTGACCAAGGATGCCATCGCGAAGAAGATCATCCGCAAGGACATGGTCGACGACGTGAAGGAGCGCATCCGCGACCTGCTCACGACCGACATCTCCGACCGCGACTTCGTGGTCGAGGAGGTCGCGACCTTCGCCCGGCACCGTGCGATCGAGGACGCGATCCTCGGCGCCGCCCAGGATCTCGAAGCCGGCGACTTCGACCGCGCCGGCAAGCGCATGGATGCTGCTCGCCTCGTCGGGGCGAACGACGACATGGGCGCCTACGACTACTGGGCCGAGATCGGGAACCGCACCAAGCACCGCGTCGCGGTCGCCACGGGCACGCTCAAGAAGGACGGGATCACCACCGGCATCCCCGAGATCGACAAGATGCTCTACCACGGCGGATGGGGTCGGAAGGAGCTGAACGCGATGATGGCGCCCGCGAAGGGCGGCAAGTCGATGTCGATCGCCGACTTCGGCAAGTATGCGTCCTTCGCCGGCTTCAACGTCATCTACTTCACGCTCGAAGTGGCCGCGCGGATCATTGCGGATCGTCTCGACGCGAACATCTCCGAGACCCTGATGAAGGGTCTCAACGACGATCCGTTCAAGGTCGAGGCGCTCATCAAGGCGGCCGAGGCGAAGGCCGGCAAGTTCATCGTCCACGAGTTCCCGTCGGGCACGCTCAAGCCCTCGCAGATGCGCCGCATCCTCCAGCGCTACCGCGCGCAGGGCGTCATCTTCGACCTCATCATCTGCGACTACGCGGACATCATGGCGCCCGAGTTCCGCAACGACAGCCCGATCGAGAACTCCAAGTCGATCTGGCTGGATCTCCGGGCCATCGCGTTCGAGGAAAACGCTGCGATGCTGACCGCGACGCAGACGAACCGCGAGGGCGCCAAGTCTACGTCAGTCAAAGCGACCGACGTGGCCGAGGACTACAACAAGATCCGTATCGCAGACGTGGTCATCGCGATCTCGGCGACGACGGACGAGAAGGCGATCAACGAGGCGCGCATCGAGTTCGTCGCGCACCGCAACGGCGAGGAAGGCCTCGTGATCCGGGTCAAGCAGGACCGGTCGCGGATGCAGTTCATCAAGTCGGTCATCTCGGTGGGGTTCTGATGAGCTGGCCCATGACGCCCCAGCAGGTGACGGCCGAGTTCGCGGCCGTCCTCTCGTGGTCGGAGGAGGCGCGCGTCGCCTACGCGAAGGCGCTCGCCTCCTACCGTCGCGCCGGCTCGCCGGGCGTCCCCCTCGGGGCGCTCGACTACCAGGAGACCTACCGCAAGGAGCGTCGCAAGCGGCGCAGAAAGGGCAAGGGATGAGCGACGACATCAAGGAGCTGTCCGAGGAGCTCGACCTCGAACAGTGGTTCGATAGCGAGGGCGTCGCCTACAAGATGACGCAAGGCTCGTCCGGGATGCAGATCAACGTCCAGGAGTGCCCGGATTCGACCTGCGGGGACAGCCGCTACCGCGTCTACCTGAACGCCGAGACCGGCGTCGGCAACTGCTTCATCTGCAACGCCCGCTTCTCCAAGCTCGGGTTCATCCACACCCACCTGCACGGCGACCCGAAGGCGTCGAAGTGGGCCGAGACCTTCCGGCACGTCAAGCAGCACCTGGCCGACCAGGGCTGGAGACCCAAGCGCAAGACGCCGGTCGCGATCACCACGGGCGCCGTGAAGCTCCCCGACAGCTTCCCGCTGCCGACGCCCGACGGCCAGAACCTGACCTACCTCGAAGGGCGCGGGATCGACGCGGAGATGGCTGCCTACTTCCACCTTCGCTACTGCGACAGCGGCTGGTGGAATTTCACGAAGGAGGACGGCTCGAAGGGCGGGCAGAAATTCGAGCAGCGGCTCATCATCCCGGTGTTCGATCTCGACGGCGAGCTCGTGACGTTCCAGGGCCGCGACGTGCTCGGGAACGCAGACCCCAAATACCTCTTCCCGAAGGGCCTGCCGGGCACCGGCCGGTTCCTTTACAACGGGCAGAACGCGGTGCGCTCGAAGCGGGTCGCGATGGGGGAGGGCGCCTTCGACGTCTTCGGGCTCAAGCTCGCCCTCGATGCCGATCCCGCGCTTCGCGACATCACCCCGGTCGGCTCGTTCGGCAAGCACCTGTCCTACGGCGACGCCAACGGCCGCGATCAGATCGGCTGCTTCCTGACCCTGCGCAAGCACGGGCTGGAAGAGGTCATCATCGTCTGGGACGGCACGCCCGACGCCCTGGCTGCCGCGCTCAAGGCGGCCGAGCAGCTCCGGAAGATCTCCTTGCGGGTCAAGATCGCCCTGATGCCGCTCGACACCGATCCGAACGAGTGCGACGGCGCCATCACCCGGCAGGCGATCTACGGCGCGACGCCCTATTCCGCCCAGCTCGCGGTGAAGTGGCGTCTCCAGAACCCCTACACGCAGGCGCGGCGCGAGCTCGCCCGCGACAGCGCTGCCAAGCGCATCCAGCTCGCGGCGTGATTTTACCAGTCACTGCTGACTGATTTGCCGCGAGCACGTCGCTATAACTGAACTCGAACGAACGCACACAGAGCGCAGCGAGGAGAGCATGTCGGCCTATCCGATCGTGATCCGCAAGATCACCATGAAGCATCGCACGCACGAGAAGGACTACCACCAGGTCCTGATCGTGACGGACGACGAGCGCTGTCTCGTCGTCAACCGCTGGGGCAAGCGCGGCCAGAAGGGGCAGATGGAGTTCCATCGCTTCTCCAACCCGAAGCTCGCCGTCGAGGCGCTCAACGCCAAGCGCAGCACGAAGGAGAGGGGCGGCTACGTCTACGACCAGCGCGCCGACCTCTCGAAGGATGCCGACGACGAGGACGCGTTCCGCAAGGCTCTCGGGCTGATCTACTGGACCGGCATGAAGTCGGAGCTGGAGTGGCTCGTCCCCGGCATCGACACGGCCGGCGCGAAGGACCCGGACCTGCCGACCTGGGAGGAGGGCGCCGACGGCAAGATGGTCCACAAGGGCTACCAGCCCAAGCACAAGTTCGTCGAAGCCGAGCCGACCGTCGAGCAGAAGGTCGCCGAGAACGAGAACTGGGGCGCCTGGTAGTGTCCGAGGCGGTCGTCGTCCCGAACACCCGCGAGTGGATGCCGCCGCTGTTCGCTGCGCTGGAGCGCATGGCTCGCGCCGAGGTCATCGTCGCGCTGCGCGAGCCGCAGCGCCGGCTCACCGTCCTTCTCCACAACCGCTCGGTCGCCCTGGCCGAGCAAGCCGAACTCGATCGCTTCGCGGACGAGGCTGCGCAGGTGCGCGCCGAGCTCGAAGCGGATCCAACCTGGGGAATGTTCTGACATGCACATCAAGACCCTGTCCGAGAAGAACGAGGCCCGGATCGCCTGCCCGATCTTCGGAGCCGAGACCCGGCTCGCCGACTGCTTCTCGCTGGAGCAGAAGGTCGCCCGCGCCAAAGGCGGCTCGGAGCGCAAGGGCTGCCAGGCCTGCATCTCGTCCTCGAAGTGCCCGATCTACTGGATCAATCGCGACATCCGGGCGAACGGGGCCGACCCCTACTTCTCGGCCGAGCCCAAGCTCGTGTCGCTGTCGGACAAGCATCTCGATGCGATCCGGCCGATCATCGTGCTCGCCCACATGATCGACACCTACAACCCGTCGCCCGAGGAGCGCGAGGCGATCATCGCGGCCAACGAGGCAGCCTCGTCGGGTGCCAAGCCCTCGAAGCGCGCCAAGCCGATCGCGGGCGTGAAGCTCGCAGCGGTCTCGCGCGACAGCGGCCCCGTAGGAACGTCAGGGGAGGGCGCAGAGCGCGACGACATCACCCGCGCTGCGATGAGCGGTGACATGGGCGCAGCGCTCTCACGGGCCGCCCAGAGCGCCCCGAAGCCCGATCCCGTCGCAGAGCCCGAGCCGGCGCCGGCCGCGAAGGTCGAGAAGCCCGCCCCGGCTCCGAAGCCCAAGCCCGCCCCGAAGGTCTCAGCACCCGCGCCGGCCCCGAGCGGAGCCCAGCCGATGTCGCTGCTGGAGCGCGCCCGTCAGCTCACCGCCCAGAAGGCCGCCTGATGTTCAGCATCTGCATGTGGCTCGCCGCCTGGTCGGTCTGGGACGTGAGCCCCTGGACCGGCTTCTTCCTCCTGATGGCCGCCCTCTTCCACCCCAACAACTAGGGAACGAACCGTGAACTCGAATGACGTCCTTAAGCTGCTGATCCAGATCGACAACACGTCCTCCCGAACGGCGAAGGAGGATCTCCTGCGCGAGCACATCGGCGACGAGCTGGTGCGCCAGGTGGTCACGATCGCCTACGACCCGTTCATCACCTTCGGGATCACCCCGCCCGAGCCGCCGACCACGCCCGGCACGCGCAGCTTCGGCGGCGACGACCCGCAGCCCTGGATCATGCTGCACCAGCTCTCGAAGCGGGAGCTGACCGGGAACGCGGCCAAGATCGCGGTCGAGCGGATGCTCGCCGACCTCGACGGGCAGTCGGCCGCTCTGCTGTGGCGGATGCTCCGGAAGGATCTCCGCTGCGGCATCACCGAGAAGACCATCAACACGGTCCTGCCCGGCACGGTGCCCACCTTCGACGTGATGCTGTCCAAGCCCTTCGAGGCCAAGCGCGTGAAGGCGTGGCCGGTCGCTGTCGAGCCCAAGCTCGATGGCCTGCGGGCGCTCTGCATCGTGAAGGACGGCACGGGCAAGTTCTTCTCGCGCGTCGGCAACCACTTCCCGGCGCTCGATCACCTGGGACCGGGCCAGGTCTCGATGGTGCAGGCTGCCTGGGAGACCGCGAAGCGCGAGCAGTCCACGAGCCGTCTGGTCGAGGTCTACTACAAGCTGCTGGGCGGTGACGCCGGCCCGTCGCTCGCGCTCGACAGCGAGATCACGGCCGGCTCGTTCAACAAGACCTCGGGCGACGTGAAGCGCAAGAGCGAGCAGGCGAAGGACTCGGTCATCAACCTGTTCGACGCTCTGCCGGCCAAGCAGATGCTTGCGACCGACACGCCCGAGATCAAGATCCCCTTCAAGATCCGCCGGGGCTTCGCGCAGTGGGTCCGGGGCTTCGCGCCGAAGGATCACCCGATCGTCATGACGGACCTGCGCACGGCCAAGTCGGTCGAGGAGATCGAGGCCATCTACGACGAGCACCGGGCGGCCGGTCTCGAAGGCGCGATGGTGAAGCCGTTCGACGCCAGCTACGTCAAGAAGAAGGGCTTCCTCTGGATGAAGATGAAGAACGAGAGCACGGAGGATCTGCGGGTCGTCGGTGCCTTCGAGGGCGAGGGCAAGTATGTCGGGTCGCTGGGCGGCCTGATCGTGGACCGGGCCGGCGTGCAGGTGCGCGTGGGCGGCGGTTTCAGCGACGCGCAGCGGCGTGAGATCTGGGACGACTTCCTGGGACCGGTCGAGAAGCAGGCGCGCGTGCTCGGTCGGCTGATCGAGGTCGAGTATCACGAGGTCACGCCCGACGGCTCGCTTCGTCACCCGCGCTTCGTCAGGTGGCGCGATGACAAGGACGAGCAGCTCAAGGTCGCCGCATAAAATCGGGCGGTCAGAGGAAAGTCACCGTTGACTTACTTCTGAGCGACCCGTAGAACGGTCTTCGGCAGCCGACGCTTCGTCGTGTTTCCTCTGTGTGCATAGGGCGGCCCTACGGGGTCGCCCTTTTTATGTGAGCCCTGTTCCGCGCCGCGCACGTTTGCCAAGCTACGTGAGGCGGATACCCAAGGACGGGCTCATCCCAGTGTGGGGGAGCGGGTTGTCGGACGGTCGGCCAGAGGGCTCACCGTTGCGGGCGAAAGCCCTCCTTCCCTAACCCCTCGCGGAGTAGCTCAGTTGGTAGAGCGCGGCCCTCATAAGGCCGTTGTCGCTGGTTCAAGTCCAGCTTCCGCGACCATGGCGTCGGGTAGCTCAGTGGTAGAGCACAGTCCTGATAAGACTGGGGTCGGTGGTTCAATCCCATCCCTGACGACCATCACTTGTTGTCCGCGGTGCCGAGATACTGCAACACGTTGAGCATATGCTCCGTCTCTGGCGTATCCACGCGGTCATCCGTCGGCATATGGGTTGCCGTGTAGGCCTGCAACCACGCTTTATAGAAACCGTTTTTCAGGTTGAACTCTCCGAGCAGCTTCATGGCGTCCTGGAGCTGGCGCACCTGCTGCTCCAGGTTCTCGATCTTCTCTGCATCCGTCATCACTGCATCCTCCTCCGTCGCATCGCCAGAATCTCAGTCTCGACCGCATAGCGGCCCTCCGACGCCAGGCGCACCAGGCCCCGGAAGTAGCCGCCTGGATTGCGGATCCGGTTCTCACCCGAGGTCACGTCGTCGTCGTGGATCTGGGTGACGACCAGGACGAGGAGGGCGGCCTTGAGCCGGCCGAGAGATTCGCACGCCTCGGCCCATGCCGACTGATGCGCGCCGATCGCAGCCCGCAGGCTCTGACCGAGGTCGACGAGCTCTGCCACATTTAGAATCTCAGCGGGCGCGAACGCCCGCGCCGCAGGCAAGGCGTCAAGGACCAATTCCGGCGTCAGGGCCGCCTCATCGACAGGATGACCCGCCCTTCTCGGAGGACTTTTGCTACAAGGCTCACTAGGAGACCCGTTGTCTGTTTCTATGTGAGGGCACGAATTGCCGGCACAGCCGGCTTGATAGAACCGTTCCTCGACCATGGCCCGAAGCTCGGACCAGGCGTCGAGCAGCTCCGAGCTCGGCTCAGGCCCGCTTCGGCGGTTTGGAGAAGATGCTTCCAGATCCGCCTGCGCCGCGCGGAGATCGTGGGAGGATATTTCGGGGTGTCGCGTAGCAAGCCCCAGGAGCGCTTCCGACACGTCTCTGCGGGCACAGGTCAAAAAGTCGAACGAACGCCGCCTGCGCTCAACCTCGGCGGTCAGTTTTGCGAGCCTCTCGACCCATTCGCCCCGTCGCGCGACGAGCGGGGTCAGATCGAACCCGTAGGCGTCGATGATCGCACCACCCGGCGCCCGGATCGCGAAGCGCTTTCCGTTGGCCGAGTCCTTCACCGTGACCAGGCCCTCGCGCACGAGATCGCGCACAGCGTAGCGCACGCCGCGTTCCGACAGGCCGGTGCGCCCGACGAGATAGTCGTTCGAGGGCCAGACCAGGACGCGAGACCACTCCTGCTCGCCCCACACGGCGCAGAGCTCCGAGAGGACAGCGCGAAGGCTCGGGCGCAACTTGAGGGCCTTCGCAGCCTCTCGCGCGCAACCAGACAGCTCCTTCCGGCTCACGGTTCGATCAGTATCTAGTGACTGTCGTCGACCGCGAATTGTTTGAACAGTCAGTGGACGCTGACCGGTGTTCCCCGTTTCCACTTCAACCCTCCGTTGAGAAGGCAAAGCGGGACCGATCTCCCCGAAGGGAGTTCTTGACGAATGCGAGGGAAGGGAGCATTAAGGCGGTGCAAACCCGGCCTGGCTCCTTCCCAAGGATGTCTGGTCCCAACGGCTCCGAGGTTCCCCAACCTCGGGGCCGTTTTGCTTTTGCCGCTACGTCATGCTGCGTTCGCTTCCTTGAAGGCCTTCTGGAGCGCCCAGGAGATCGCCTCGGAGCGGTTCGAGAACCGTCCATCCGCAATCGACTTGTCGATGAGGTCGCGAAGCTCGGCTGGAACCCACACGTTCTGCTGCGTCATGCCCTTTTCCCGAAGGGCCGAACGCCTGCGCGCTTGCCGGCGCTGATCGCCGGCCATGAGTTCTGCGAGCCGTTCCTCTGCGTTCATCGGGGCCTTCCGATTCTAGCCACAGGACTAGCCATGGACCGATTCTGGGTAGCGTGGCAACAAGCGTTTCTTAACGGTTCACACGGCGATCTGACGGTCTGGAGCCGACGCAAGACAAGAACGCTTATCTTGCGTCAGAGGAAAACGGCATGAGCAACGCCCTCGTTCTCGTCGCGGAGCCCGTCGAGGCTCAACAGCCGGCCCAGGCCGACGACGACGTGCAGATGGTCCGTCTCTGGATCGCCCGGTCGGCGAGCCGGCACACCAGGCGCAACTACGAGCGCGAGGCGTTCCGGTTTCTCGCCTGGGTCGGCCGGCCGCTCGCCATGATCCGGATCGCCGACCTGCAAGGCTACCTCGCGAGCCGAACCGGATCGTCGGCCACGGTCGCGCTCACGGCCTCGGCGCTCAAAAGCCTGCTCACCTTCGCTCAGGAGGTCGGCTACCTGCGCTTCAACATCGGCGCAGCGGTGAAGGTGCCGCCGATCAAGAACACGCTCGCCGAGCGCATCATGTCGGAAGCGGACGCGCTGCTGCTGATCCGGCAGGAGCCCGTCATGCGAAACCGCGTGCTGCTGACCGTGCTCTACGGCGGCGGGTTGCGGATCTCCGAGGTCTGCGGCTTGCGCTGGCGCGATCTCGTCGCGCGTGACCAGGCCGGGCAGGCGACGGTGTTCGGGAAGGGCGGCAAGACGCGGGTGGTGCTGCTGTCTGGCGCAACCTGGAAGGAGCTCACGAAGCTGCGCGCGGAAAGCGAACTTGACGCTCCGGTGTTCCGATCGAAGAAGGGCGGGTCGCTCGACCCCAGCTCCGTGCATCGGGTGGTGAAGGCAGCAGCGGCCAGGGCAGGGCTCTCGACCGAGGTCTCAGCGCACTGGCTGCGCCACGCTCACGCCTCACACAGCCTCGACCGGGGCGCCCCGATCCATCTCGTGCAGGCAACGCTGGGGCACGCTAGTGTCGCAACCACGGGGCGCTATCTGCACGCCCGACCGTCCGAGAGTTCGGCCCGGTTTCTGGGCGTGTGAGGCGCCGTTCGCATAAGGTATCTTATGGAACTTACAGCGTTATCAACAAGTTATGGCTCGCCGCTTCTATCGGGGAACGGCTTCTCATCCGCAATCCCACAGATGGACGGGCCTTTGTCGAAGATGGGGTTCCAGGTGAGATAGAGGCCGGGACCGATCGCCTCGACGCTGTCGATGAAGGCAACGCCTTGGTTCTCGAACGCCTGTTGGATACGATGCAGGGTGTTCCGGTGGACGGGTGGCACGCCATCAACGCTCTCGCACCGACGCAACGTCTTGTCAGAAACGCCTGACACCTTCGCGAGTTCTTTCAGTGACAGCCGCAGGATCGCGCGGGCAGCTCGGATCTGACAACCTTGAAGAGGCACCCTGTTCCCACGGTTCGGCCCCTGACGACGATGGATCGAGACACTATCCTGTGAACGCCCATGAGAGGTTACGGAAAAAACTACAAGGCTACCAAATGGCGACCTAGGTTCCGGTGGGGCACCGTCGTGAAGGATCTCGCGACGTAGGCTAAGGCTCTCGAATCGCAACGGTATTCATGGTCCTGCTTCGATGAACAACCTCATAGCTAGACCGACGAAAAGGCCAAGATTTTTCGTGTTGGAAACCGGTCCGAAACCATTTCGGACGAAAAATCGAGCACAGTCAGTATTGACATATCATGGCGATGTATGGTTGGTCGATACAATTGCAAACTGCGCTTTGCCACGCACACGCCGCTGATTGATCGCTATATGTTCTCTGCGTCTCATGAAGAAATTCACTTAACGCAGCAGATCAGAGCAAATGAATCCGATCAGCCATATAATATAGGAGACCTGACGTGTCGCTAACTCCCTCTGGTAAGCCCTTCGAGAACACCCGGATGGCGGAGTTCTTGCGCAGGCGCATAGACGAATTATCCTCGCGCAAATCTCAGCGGGAAATCGCGCTAGAAGCGGGATACGAGAAGCCCAACATCCTCTCAATGTTCAAGCGCGGCGAGACCAAGGTCCCCTTCGACAAGGTCCCAGCACTAGCAGACGCCCTCGAAGTCGATCCCAACCACTTGCTTCGGCTCCAGATGGAGCAGCCCGGTGGCTACGATCCGAAGGTCATCGACAAGATGCTCGGGCAGATCACGACCTCGGGTGAGCGCAAGGTCATCGCAGCCCTGCGCGAGGCCAACGAGGGTCACGACCTCGATCTCGGCGACAAGGAAGTCCGTGAGCTGGCCGACAGCTACCGGAAGATCCTGACCAAGCGCGCAGCTGCCAAGAAGGTGGCCCAGAGCGCCTAAGACAGACGGCGATGCGCGGAGTTTCCGCGCGTCGAGACCGTGTTGCAGGGATGCCGCACGCCCTCGTGCGGCCATTTTTCGCCTTGAAAAGGTCAGTCACGACTGACTACATACGCCCAGTCCCCTGAAAGGTCCACGTTTCGATGTCCAGCGCCGCCCTCAAGCTCGTCCCGTCGTCTGCCCCGTTCGAGACGCCTACCAACGATCTCGACGCCTTGCTCTACATCACGCCGTTCAATCCCACCGTCCTTCACGTCACCCAGGAAGCGGCGCTCGATGTCGTGTCCGAGCTGGAGCAGAAAAAGTTCGCGGAGATGGGATCGGTCGAGCAGTATTCCGGTATCCATCCGAAGCACGGGCCGTGCATCATTCTCATCACGTCCAGCTCTGATTCCATCATCATCCCTATTTTGTAGCCGTTGATAGTGCGCTACAAATAAATCAGTCAGCAGTGACTAAGAGGCGCACAGATGAATAGAGACGTTCTGGTCCTCCGAGAAGTTGTCGTCAAGCTCACGCAACTCCTCGCCGGGCAAAAGCTCCTCGTGACGCAGCGCGGCACCCGCGCCTACGTCGCGACGAATCCGAAGACGATGAAGCCCGAGCGGGTCAACATCCCGCACATCCCGGACAACACCAGCCCCGAGCTGATCCTCGCGATCCAGGGGTTCATCGACCACGAGGTCGGGCACGTCCTGCATACCGACTGGAAGTGGACCAAGAAGGCCCACGAGCGCGGCGACCGCTTCCACAGCTACTGGAACATCTTCGAGGACACCTTCATCGAGCGTAAGCAGATGGAGACCTTCAAGGGCGCCGGCTGGAATCTCGCCAAGCTGCACGAGTTCTTCATCGCGGAGATCAGCCTCCCGGCGTTCAAGACGGCCGAGGACAAGGGCGACGCCGCGACGATGTTCGGCGTGATGATCGTGCCGATCGCCCGCGCCTGGTCGGGCCAGAAGATCTTCCAGGAGTGGCTGGACAAGATCGACATCTGGAACCACCCGCAGCTCAAGGCGAAGATCGACCGCATCCGGCCGATCCAGGGCAAGATCGTCAAGATCGCGTCGAGCGAGGACAGCTACAACCTCGCCGAGGAGATCTCGAACCTCCTCAAGGCGCAGAAGAAGCCCGAGAAGCCCACGCCCGCACCCGAGCCCGAAGAGGACGAGGAAGAGGGCGATCCCAACGGCGGCAAGGGCAAGACGCCCGAGGACGAAGGCGAGGGTCCGGCCGAGAAGCCGTCTGCCCCGCAGGCGAAGCACAAGCCCGAGCCGAAGGACGACGAGCCGGCAGGCGATGACGAGGACGAGGGTGACGACGAGGCCGGCACCGAGAACAACGACGACGAGGGCGAGGACGGCAAGTTCGAGAAGGGCAAGGGCGGCAAGGACCCGCTCACGGCCATCGAGCGTCGCGTGCTCACCGCTCGCATCGATCGCGGCAAGGACTTCGCCGACATCGCCAAGCGCATGAAGAAGCCCGCCGACGAGATCGAGCAGGTCTACGACCGCGCCATGACCAAGCTCAAGACCGGTTTCGGGGAGGCTGCTTAAATGTCCGTTGCGATCGACATCCAAGACCAGAAGCTCTGGAACGCCTACAAGACGTTCTCGGACGACGAGGGCAAGGGCGGCGAGCTCGACGACCTCTTCGACAACGAGGATGACGAGGACGCCGACGGCGCGGCCGACGCTGACAACGAGGATGATGATGACGGCCCGGCCGCGCCCTCCCCGTCCGACGACGACGAGGATGAGGACGACGACACCGCCTCTGCCGATGAGGACGAGGAGGGTGACGACGAGCCCAAGCTCCCCGGCAAGAAGCCTGGCAGCAGCGACGAGGAGCCCGAGGACGGCGAGGACGAGAAGGCGTCCGTCGAGAAGGACGACGAGGCCCAGGATACCGCCGAGGGCGATCCTGACGGCCAGGGCGGCACCGAGGATCTCGGTGAGATGGACGTGCCCGACTTCGACCAGCTGCTCGCCGAGAAGATCTCCGAGGACGCTCTCTCGGCCGGCATGGACGCCGACTACATCATCTATACCCGCGACTTCGACGTGATCGCCCCGCTCGCCATCGACAACAGCGAGAAGGCGGTCAAGGACGGCCGCTGGAACGACAAGTGGGTCACGGAGCTGGAGGATGAGACGCGCGGCATGACCGGTGTCATGCAGAAGGACATCCAGCGCATGATGGCTGCTCGCAGCCAGGTCATCCGCGTGCCGGGCTACAAGTCGGGTCGGCTGCACTCGGCGGGTCTCCACCGGGTCCTGGCCGGCGACGACCGCGTGTTCCGTCGGATGCACGAGAACAAGTCCAACGACGTCGTGGTGTCGCTCCTGAACGACAACAGCGGCTCGATGTGGGGCATCAAGATGAAGACCGCGATGACAGCGAGCTACGCGCTGTCATCGACCCTGGAGCGGGTCGGCATCAAGCACGAGGTTCTCGGCTTCACGACCGCCTACTCGAACGCGGCCCAGAAGGAAGCCGACATCGAGGCGACCCGCACCGGCATCGAGTTCTCGCGGGTGATGCCGATCTACATGCCGATCTTCAAAGGCTTCGACGAGCGGATCACGCCCGAGATCAAGCAGCGGTTCGCGGCCGCCCCGCACATGGGCTACCAGAACGCCAACGTCGACGGCGAGAGCGTCGAGTATGCGCTCGCCCGCATCCTCAAGCGCCCCGAGAAGCGCAAGGTGCTGATCGTGCTCTCCGACGGCCAGCCCGCTGCCGACGGCGACATGGGCCAGCAGATCGCGCACTTGAAGCGGACGATCGCCACCGCTGCCCGCATGGGCGTCGAGACGGTCGGCATCGGCATCCTGTCGGACGCGGTGCGCCACTTCTACCCGAAGCACTTCGTCCTCAACCAGGTGAACCAGCTGCCGGGCCTGGTGATGCAGGAGCTCAAGCGGATTCTCACCGCATGAGCTAGCTTGACAGTTACAGAGACGCCATCGACAAACGCAGAGGAGGACGAGCACACATGCGCTTTGGGGTTCGCAGACCAAGCATCCGGGGCCGCATCTCGGCACGCACGTCCTGGAAGCGATATGTCCGTCACAGCATGGGCATCAAGGCGCCGCGCGGATACGGCATCTTCACCAATCCGAAGAAGGCCCTCTACAACCGGGTCTACAATCGCACCACGGTCTCGGTCGATAGCCTGGTCAAGCCGAAGCGCACACGCGCCGACGCCGGTCCTGGTCTCGGTCTCAGGGGCCTCATACCTCACGAACTCGCCCTAGGGCTCGTGTATGGTGGCGTCGCCTTCGCCATCATGGTCGCCCTGCTGATGTGGCTCGGCTTGAGCTTCAAGTGGGCGATGATCCTCATGATGGGTGCCGCGATCCAGGCGGTTGCCGGCACGCCAGGTGTGGTCCTCGCCCTCATCGTCGTCGGCTTCATCATCATCAAGTCGCAGTAGCCACGCCGCAAATTCGACGGGTTCACATTCATCAGTCAGCGGTGACTTGCGAACCCGCGAGAGATCAGCGATAACTGATCTTGCAACAGAGACGCACACAGCGAAGCGCACGAGGAGCCCGCACGATATGACTGCCGTTGCCGCCCAGATCACCACCCCGACCAAGTCCGACAAGATCGAGTGCCTCGTGGACGGCGCGATGGTCCACGTCGTCGCCAACCACCTGAAAACCAGCCACCCCGGCATGACGCTCGACGCCTACCGGGCGAAGTTCCCCGGCGCGCCGGTGCTCTCGCCCTACGCCGAGCTAATGCTCGCGCAGAAGCAGGCTGAGAAGGCCGTGACCTCGACCGCTGCGATCTCGACCGGCACAGCCGCTGCCGGCGTGTTCGAGCGCCGCCCGATGCACGAGGTCTTCGGCGTCGATGCGAGCGCGCCCGCCGTCCTGAACAAGCGCGGGCAGGCGATCCAGGTCAGCTGCGGCAAGAGCCTCGACGCGTCGAGCCAGGCGCTCGTGCCCGAGGTCGACAAGAACTACATCTTCGACCTGGAGCTCACGAAGAACATCCTCATGGGCTTCGAGATGGGCATCAACGTCTACCTCTGGGGCTATCACGGCACCGGCAAGACGTCGGCGCTGGAGCAGGTCTGCGCCCGGACGAATCGTCCGTTCCTGCGCGTGCAGCACACCATCAACACCGAAGAGGCGCATCTCGTCGGCCAGTATGTCGTGCAGGACGGCGCGACGCTGTTCCAGCCCGGCCCGCTGATGGACGCCATGCTCAACGGCTACATCTACTGCGCCGACGAATACGACTTCGCCATGCCGTCCGTGCTCTCGGTCTACCAGCCGGTGCTGGAGGGCAAGTCGCTCGTCGTGAAGGACGCCCCGCCGCACCTGCGGGTGGTCAAGCCGCACCCGAACTTCCGCATCTGCGCGACCGGCAACACCAACGGCTCGGGCGACGAGACGGGCCTCTACCAGGGCACGCAGATCCAGAACGCCGCGAACTACTCGCGCTTCGGCATCACCTGCGAGGTCGAGTATCTCGAAGCGAAGGTCGAGACCGCGATCGTCGCGAGCCAGGCGGGCCTCAAGAAGGAGGATGCTGCCAAGATCGTGAAGTTCGCCAACGACGTGCGCGAGGCGTTCAAGGCGGGCAAGGTCGGTGCGACGGTCTCCCCGCGCGAGCTGATCTCGGCCGGCAAGATCGGCATCATGAAGGGCTCGGACTACTCGGCCGGGATGAAGCTCGCCTTTACCAACCGCCTGTCGCGGGTGGACAAGAAGGTGATCGAGGAGTTCGCGCAGCGGGTGTTCGGCTGATGCGCTTCGAGGACAGCGAGACCCAGATCAAGAAGGCGGCGCCGCGCTATCTGCGGCGCGCCCACGCGGCCGGCGCGGTCAGCGTCACCCTGGAAGACGTGATTGCGGAGCTGAACCTCGCCTGGGTCATCGCCAGCCAGAAGTTCAACCCGAACCTCGGCGTGCCCTTCGCCGCGTATCTGGCGCGGGGCATGATGAACCACGCCAATCGGTTCATCGACGAGCAGATCGGTCACTCCATCAACGCCTACTCCCTCGACGAGGGCGGCAGCGACGACGAGGGCAGCGAGCGTCACGAGTGGCTCGTCGCCGACATGGGCCAGCGCCAGGATGAGGCGCTGGAGGACAAGCAGATGTATGAGCGCGCGATGTCGGAGCTGTCCGTTCCGGCCGCGCAGTTCGTGGAGCTGCTGCTCAACCCGCCGCCGGCCCTCTACGAGGAGCTCGACGCGATCAACGCCCGCACCGCGCACGCGCGGAGCCGAGGCATCGCCACGCAGAGCCCGAAGACGATCACCGGCAACCTGGTGCTCGACCTGATGGGCGTGGAGCGGGCGGAACGGAACCGGATCTATGCCGAGGTCAAAGCCCTCGGCGTCACCTTGCAATCGGAAATCACTCAGCAATGACTGATCTGTCCCTCGCCCCAGGCTGCTACGGCTTCGCCCTGTCCTTCAAAGCAGGCTCGCCCGAGTGCAGCACCTGCCCGTTCGCGGGCCAGTGCGAGATCACCGGCGCCGAGCAGCTTGCGCGCCGTCGCCTGGAGCTCGGGATCACCGTTCGAGAGAAGCGGGTTCGGAAGCCCGTGGCCGAGACCGAGGTCGCGGTCGCTGCGATCGGTCAGGTGCTGACCGACACCCTCCCGAAGAAGGTCGATGAGCTGATCCAGCGCATCGAGAAGGCCGGCATCCGGGTGACGGAAGCCCTGCGCGAGGGCCGCAACCCGTTCTTGAACGAGAAGCCGGCGTTCCTGCGGGTGGCCTGCCACCTGATCCTTCACATGCCGCAGGGGATCGACCGCAAGACGCTGTCGATCGCCTTCCAGAAGAAGCTGAATTGGTCCGAGGGCACGGCGGCCGCCCACGCGACCCAGGCATTCCAGGCGCTCTCGCACCTGGGTGCAGCACACGAGGCCAACGGCCGCCTCACCCTGTCGAGGAACTGATGGACACCCCGAAGACCACGAACCGCGCCGCTCGGCGCAAGGCGGCTGTCGAAGCGCGCGCTGCGGCGCCCGAGCCGTCGGATGCCGTCGAGACCGTCGTCCCGCCGCGCCGCACCCTGATCGTCTACGTCTTCGACGACGCCGAGGGCTTCCAGCGCCACGCTCGCGTGAACGTCGATGGTCTGCCCGATCTCCGGACGCTCCAGCAGGTGCTGGCGACCGAAGAGATCATCGCGAAGGAGAAGGGCCTCAAGGCCGTTCAGATCGTCAACTGGAAGCCCCTGGAGGGCTGA